TACGAGGATCTCAGCTAGATACTGTCCTACCGTACAATACTCACCCGTTGAGGGTGACTTGAACCTGCTCGCTTGACTTCTTTGTTTCGCCATTACGCCATATCATAAAAGAAAGGTTTTCTTGTGAAGCCTGCCTTCTTTGTGAGAATTCTTCAAACTCACATTCTGGCCAGCTGTATTTCTTAACATCAACAAACTCTAGGTTGTCTTCTAGCAAAGCAAAGGTCATATGCTGAAAGGTTGGGCCTTCTCCGGTTGCCATATCAATATCTCTAGAGAAACCTCTAGTTATGAAGAAACCATCAAGACCATTCTCATCTTCAAAGACAATCTCTTCTGGGGCTCCCATTACAATAACCTGAGCTTTACAAATACACTTGTCGTTTTCTTCACAATATCTTTGTAGTCTGAGCCAAGGGCTTTCTTCAACTCCGGGTCTTTCGTAATCACCCCATACTACAGTTCCATCATTTAGAGTGCATTTCCAAGTCATAGAAATGTCTTCCATGATCAGCTTGCGAATATGATCATCCCTTACAGTACAGATCACGGTTAGTCTCCTTTAATTTTATGAATAGATCCGCGATGCCGTTTAGCTACATTAACTTCTTCTTCGCTAGGTTGCCTTTTACCCTTTGTAGCATCTCCAGCCATAGAAGCGTTTTGAGTCATGATGGTCGCTCCATACTTTTCATTTCTAGCCATGAGCTGACCGGCAAGTGTTTGAGGCTTGTCTTCGCTTTTTAGTGTAGCAATATGTTTACGAACAGAAGCTTCTGATCTGTCTAGCTCTTCTGCAATTTCTTCAACAGCAAGCGATTTATTCTCTTCGATATAAGTCTTTTCTTTTTTTGAAAGTGGGCCTTTTTTAGTCATTAGTTTCTCTCCATTAATGCTCTTCTAGATCTTGTCAAAAATATACGCTCCCTAGTCTCTAGATATTTCATATAGTAAGCGTAAACCTTTTCGTCTACTTTTTTATAATCAAAGTAAGGTCTGTTATGTTTGCCTTTGTCGGCACCAAGAGGGTCTAACAATTCACCTCTACCAAACTTAACATAGTAAGTTTTATATCCATTGTTATCAACAACCTTAACAAAGGCATCTGAAGTTTCTGTTTCCTGTGCTCCTGTCCCGTAGTACGTTGATACCTTGTTATCTGGAGTTGGAAGGTTTAGATTGTCTAAGTCTTCATTTTCCCATCTAGCCATTTAACTTCTCCAATTTTTTTAGTACGTTTTTTACACATGAGTTTTTATCAAAACCGTCTATTTTCATCTCTGCGCAGGGCGCAATACCTAGCTTGTTTAGCTCATCTACAGAAAGATATTTGGGGCTAAGACTGCCGTCTTTTAGCTGTTGATGTATCTTGATCTGTATTCTAACTACAGCGCTATGCGGCACCTCTGATCTAGTTAACTCTGACATTATTCACCCTTTTCAATATAGTTCTTTTTCTGTGCAGTAGTCATCTTATTAATCTTTCTTCTGCGATTATTAGCTTCTGCGTCTTTGCGCACCTTGTCTATGTTGTCTGCTTGCTCTTTTGCCTGTAGCTCGTACTTGCCTAACTTTTGGGTGTTGCGATCAGCTAAGTGCTGAATAGTAGTAGGCTCGCCCTTAACTGAAACATGAGGGGCATTTAGAATAACTCTTCTAAACTTATGTTTTTTACATTCGGGACATCTTACGAGAGGCTTTTCAGAGAACTTCTGGAAAACCTCTTTGTAGTAGCCGCACTCGCTACATTCATAATCATAAGTTGGCATGTATAGCTCCTATAAATAGTCTATGATATTATAGGATCACTTATCAAGTTTGACATCTACTTTTTTAAGATTTTCAGCAAATTCTTGCAACGTATCTATTGTAACTTTTCTGGCTACCTTTTGTGCGGCCTCAGTAGCGTAAGCCTCGACTTCTATTGGAAGCTCGTCGGAAAGAGCCTGAAGGAACGTCTCAAGCTTCATAGCTGTATCAGTTTGCATCGACTGCCCATGATAAGTTGCATCTTCGATAAGTCTAAGCCTTCTCTCTAATTGATGGTTGTTATATTCAGCTCTAACTCCTATAACTAAGATAAAAGCTAAAAAGATCCCTCTAAAAATATTTGACTGGTTCATCATCATCTTCTTTCTTGTTTAGTCTCATGAGGATTTTGGACACAATATCACTCCGTACAATATCGCTATAGTCAAGCTCGCAAACTCCTACGCCGGAGACCTCAACTAATTTTTCCATACAGGTATACAAACCTCCTTGTTGCTTACCTAAGTCGGACTGCCTTAAATCTCCATTTATTACCGCCTTTGACTCTTTGCCAATTCTTGTAATAAACATTTTGATCTGCTCGAACGTAGCGTTCTGTGCCTCGTCAAGGATCATGAAGCAATTATGAAAGTTTCGTCCCCTCATATATTCTAAAGGGCAGAGTTCAATAATGTTCCTATTTCTGTAAGTCTCAACAGTAGTCTTTGTTAAGTACTGATTCATCTCTTCTAGTATAGGTATTAAATATGGGTTTATCTTTTCAACCAAAGTTCCCGGAAGATGGCCTAAGCCTCTTCCAGATTCGACAACTGGTCTAGTGATAATAATCTTGTCCACTTTCTTTTCGATCAAATACTCACAGGCCATACCTACAGAGACGCTGGTTTTCCCTGAGCCAGCAGGCCCAGAGCAAAACGTAACATCCGACTTGTTGATCTGCCCCATATAGTTTTCTTGGTTTCTAGTTTTAGGGCGAAGGATTTTGCGGCGTTGTCTAGTTGTGGGCTTTTTCTTGGATTGTCTTGCCATTATTATATATAACCTTTTCTACTGTTTTTAAGTCGGTGCTACCACACATTGGACACATTGGTTGTGATCCGGGTTCATGTATTCCCAATCGGTGGTGAGTCATAAGTATAGCTTGCAGTATTTGTGAGTCTCTAAGTCTTGCATGTAAAGGCAATTCTCGGAGGTCTTCCCCTATAGGAATTTTAAATTCTACTACCTGCTGCTTACTCATTATATGTCTATACATATAAAAAGAACCCGCTAAATTCAGTAAAGATAGAGAAAAAAGCACATAGACTGCGTTCTTGAAAAATCTCATAGTACTAGCCAAACAGTTCGGTTATAACTTTGCCGGAGTTAGCGATTTTCATAGGTCTACCACTGTTGCTGGTAAACGTAGTCCCCAAAGAAATATCAAGCGCCTTACAAACAGAAGCCATTACATCCTGAGAAGTATATGGTTCTGTCTCAACACGAGTACCGTCTGAGTTTGTTTCGCCAACGGCTATACCGCCGTTCATTCCAGCTCCGCCAACAACAACACTCCAACTTCGTGCCCAGTGGTCACGACCAGCGTTGCCGTTGATACGAGGAGTTCTACTGAACTCGCCCATCCAAATGATCGCTGTATCTTGTAGTAACCCACGCTGCTCTAAGTCTTCATACAGCGCGCTCATGCCTTGATCTAACATGGGCAATTTCGTGTCTCTTAAGGTCGGGAAAATGTTTTGGTGATTATCCCATCCGCCTAGATTAACTTCAATAAACGGCACGCCAGCTTCTACTAAACGTCTTGCCATTAGGCATCCCTTACCAAAGTTGTTATCTCCGTATCTTTCTTTTACATTCTCAGGCTCGCCAGCAATTTTAAGCGCATCCATCTGAGAGCTTGTCAAAACATTAAATGTTTCTTTAAGAATAGCTTGATGCTCTTTTGCTAGTGATCCTCTCTTTTGGTTTATAAACGCATTTTCTATAGCGTCTAAAGCGTAAGCTCTTTGGTAAAACCTTTGATCTATCTTCATGTCAAGATTTCTAATTCTACCATCAGTATTCACGACAAATGGATTGTACTTAGCGCCAAGAAAACCTGCTCCCATGCTACCACCACCCACAGAAATGAACTGCGGGATTGCCAAATCTTTCCGTCTTAGTTGATGGGATAGGACAGATCCATAGCTAGGATGGTCAATGTTAGGGTTGGGAACATAGCCAGTATGCATATAATAACGACCTCGCATATGGTCAGCTTCACGAGTGCTCATGCTCCTAATGATAGCAGCGTGGTGCATTTGTTTGGCCATCAATGGCATGTGTTCGCTTATTTGAACATCGCCACTGGTTGCGATTGGGCGAAACGGGCCGCCTGTAGGAGCGCCCGATTTAAGATCCCAGATGTCCATCGTAGAAGGGCCACCGCCCATCCATAACAGGATGGCGGATTTGCCGTTTTTCTTTAGTTGATCTTGGTTTGCTTGCACAGTTTCCGCTAGCGACAATACGCTCGCTACAGAAGCTAAAAAATTACGTCTTTTCATATTACCACCTGAACTGAAAAAAGAATCCATGAAGTGGGCCGGGGTAAACAGGAACAGGTTGTGGTTGGACGATAACCGGAGGGCCATAATAGGGGTTAATCACTGGAGGGTGATATACTCTGTAAAAGCCATGTATTGGATGAAATCTAGTCTCTACGGAAGGATAATTAAACGGGTGAACATATGGTCTACCGATTATTATACTTCCATGCCTATAGTTGTGGCTAGGTCTAACCTGTTGCTGCTGAGGTTTTTGTTGTTGGGGTTTTTGCCACTCTTGTTTTCCAAACCCCGCAGGTCTTTGTATAGGTCTTCCAAAGCCTTGAGGCAATTGTGGCTTCACGGCGGTTGGCGGCCTCGCAGTAGTTGGAGGTGTAACGACCCTTCGCTGTTGGGAAGATTGCGGCCTCGCTGTAGTTGGAGGCTTAATAACCTTGCGTTCAGGCTGTTCCGCACTTACAGAAAGTGGCACAAATAGTAAACATAGTAGTGATGCTAAATATTTCATTATATCAACTCCTTAAGTGGTTGTCTATGATCTAGAAGATATTGAGGTCTTCCGGTTCTATCTAATAAAGTGGTTGACATAGTATCAATACCCAACCCTCTATACATTGTTGCGCAAATTTCTTGAATATGCACTGGTCTAGTCTCTGGAACCTCGCCAAGCCTATTTGTTTCTCCAATAGTTTGACCGTGATTAAATCCTCCTCCAGCAAGTAATGCACATGAAACTTGAGGCCAGTGGTCACGACCACCCTTTGGGTTAATCTTAGGTGTTCTGCCAAATTCTCCCCATACTACAACAAGTGTGTCATCAAGCATGCCACGTTGGTCAAGGTCTCGAACAAGTGCTGACACGCACTGGTCAAGTTTTGCACCATGATCTCTAACCAAGTCGAAGTTAGAACCGTGACTATCCCAGCGACCATAAGAAAGAGTAACAGAACGAGCTCCAGCTTCAACAAGCCTTCGCGCCATGAGAACATGCTCATTAACAGTCGGTGCTCCATCATATTGGAATTTAAAAGGTTTGCCGTCTCCGTACATTTCTCTAATCTTTGGGTCTTCCTTTGACAAATCCAAAGCGTTTACTAAAGAGCTTGATGTCAAAACACCAAAAGCCTCTTCAGTGAAAGTGTCTACGTTAACAGCTTTGTCTATAGTTTTATTTAGTTCTGCAAATCCTGTTAACAAATCTTTTCTATTCTTAAACCTCTCAATTTGCATGTTGAGTTTGAGGTCTTTCATCATTTCGCCGTTTGGCTTAAATGGCTTATGTGTATCTCCAAGATAACCAGCACCTCCAGCTTCTGACCAAGGGTTGTGCTGTGTAGGTTCTGTCAACCCTACCGCAACTGGTACGGCAGGATCAACAGACCCTAAAATCTTAGAAGCGCACGCTCCAATAGCAGGGTAGTTGACTCCAGAGACCATATCTTTCCGACTCCATCCGGTAACACACTGGTATCCATCATGAGCGCCATCTGATCCAACTACAGAACGAACCGCAGTAAACTTATCAAACATAGACGCAATTTGTGGAAAACACTCTCCGATGTATACTCCCGCCACATTGGTCGAGATCGGTTTAAATGGGCCACGGATTTCCGATGGAGCTTGAGTCTTTATATCCCACATGTCTTGGTGCGGTGGGCCACCGCCAAGAAATATATTGATAACAGCCTTATGAGACGTTCCGCTTTCCTCTTGGGCACGCAACACTTGTGGCATAGAAAGAAGACCGAGACCACCTACGGACAAAAAACTTCTACGTGATAAATTAAGCATAATACACCTCTAATATTTTTAACTAATGCACTTTTCACATTTGCAAATCTTAACATCACAAATGCAATTTACTTCTGGACATGGACACTCTGGTTCACATACTTCACAAATCGCTGGTTGATCGCCGCTAAACATATCTTTTATCTCCTCTTTGTTAATGAAACATATGGCAGCAATTATAACGATTGCTATCACTGGTATTTTAAATTTCATCTTGTGTCTCCTTTTTAATATTTTCATAAATAAGCTCTTCACTAGCAGCGGCTAAACCCTCTGCTGTAGAAGCGGCTCGTGATTGATTAACACATACAGCAACTCGCTGCTCCTGACTAGGATACTCTTTTTTCATAACGTCGCTTGACATGCAGCGGTTGACAAAATTCTTAGCATCTTCGTCTTTATTTCTCTTGGGTAAAGGCATGTGATTCTCCCTATACTATTAATTCTTGCCTAACTTCTCCGCCGTCAACAATCTCGATGGGACGGTCGCCGGGAGCCATAAGCTCTTTGTCGGAAACAATACCAATTCGATTATAGATTGTCGCAGCCCAGTCCTCTACTGTCATGGGGTTTTCGTCTGGCTCACTTGCGGTTGCGTTAGAAGTACCATAAACCATACCGCTTTTGATTCCTCCACCAGCCATAACGACACTGAAAACCTTTGGCCAGTGGTCACGCCCAGCGGTAGCATTAATCTTGGGTGTTCTTCCAAACTCAGATGCTAGACATACTAGAGTAGAATCGAGCAACCCTCTATCACTAAGATCTTCAATAAGAGCCGCAAGCCCTTGATCCAATGCGGGCACTTGTCCACGAATACCATTTTCTATATTGTCATGCATATCCCAACCGCCATACGTTAATGTGACGAAACGGGTTCCGG